TCATCTCTTTGTTCATTGGTTGCAATTATCCGAGCGTTGCCGATTTCGTTCATTAAGTCATTCGCGACTTTTACTTGGTCGAGAACTTTTTGAGCCGTTTCAAGTGAATCGGTAAATCCTTTCATTTGCTCCTCTCTCGTTTTCCTTTCTTGCTCCTTAATTGCGTCGTTCTTTTCTTTATTTAAAGCGACAACTTTCTTGTTATATTCATCCTCCAATTTTAATTGGCCGGCCATATATTCCTCCTCGGTAATTACATTCTCATTCAATGCCTCACCTAATTTAATAGACTTTTCTTTTTGAGCATTTTCGAATTGATGCAAATCCTCCTCATATCTTGAATTCATTTGAGATTTAAATCCATCTAATAAAGCAAGTTTTTCTTTCTCCTTTTCAGCCAATCTCATCAACTCAATTTGTTGAGCGTTCTTTTGAACGAATAGAATTGAATCTTGTAAGTCTAATTCTTTTTCGATTATAAGCGCCTTTTCCGACTCACTTAATTTATTAACTGAATCGGCCATAATAGTTTGCAATTGCGCGCGGTATTCCTCTTCTTTTATTTTACCACTTGAAAACTTTTCATCAAGCGCATCGAGTTCTTTTTGAACGGCTTTCTTTAATAACTCATCTTTCCAATCTCCATATTGTTCATTCAATATTGCAATTTCCTTATCCGCTCCCTCTTTCATTCTTTTGATTTTCAAGTCCTCGGTCTCTTCGATGGCTTGACTTTCTCTTTCCATTGATGCCTTTAATATGTCAAGTTTTTGCTTGGCTATTTCCTCGGCCGTTTTTGCTGTATTTTTACGAGTATTTTCGGAGGCTTTCAAATCAATTTCATTCATTGCGAGAATATTACTATCGCGTTCATTTCGCATTTTAGTTAATGATGATTTTAAGTCATTTATTGCCGTATCGTTTTCTTTTGCAACGGCTTCGGGATCAAACATAAAATTAGCAAACATATCCGCTCCGGCCGATGTCATATCTGTTATATATGAGTTTATCGGCTTGATTTGAGACTTAGCCATTCCGAGTAATTTTAAAGCCTCATTAATTCCTAAAATCATTAAATCAATAGGAGCTGCCGTTGCTCTCAAAGTAAGCGCCATCATTTCCAATTCAATCCTTGCATATAGCCTTGCGTAATCTTGATTTCTTTTCGCGGCCGCGATTTCAGTTTTCTTTTTCCATTCGGCTTGCTTGATTTCGAGTTTAATATTTTCAATCAAATCATTGATTTTGATTTGTCTTAATTTGATAATATCTTTCTCGCTTTTACCTTGGAGTTTCAATGAACTTTCTTGCATTCCAAGAACATCCAAATCCTTTTGCAATTGTTCTCCTTTTGCTTTTGTACTTGCTTGTAATTTTTCGGATTCAGCCGATACTCCCGAAATGGATGCTTTGATGTCGTCCCAATAAGCGACAACCAAACCAAGACCAACAATGATTGCTCCGATTCCCGTTGATGCAAGCGCAAGTCTTAATCCCTTAACTGCTCCCGTTGATGTTCCAACAACTGCGGTATAAACTTTCTCATATGCGATTCTCAATTGAATTCCGAGAACTGCATCCGAGTTTAAATTCTTTGCAATCATTTGAACGGAATTGACAAGTCCTTGAGTTGCTTGCAATTTAACCATTGTTTGGACAAGGCCTTCATTCTCAACTCCGGCCAGGGCCATTGCCGATTGCATCCCTTGGAATACGGATGCGCCCGTTTCAACTCCGGCCAATGCCGTATCAAGTCCAACAAAATCGGATGACAAAGCCGTTGTTTGCGCTTTTAAATCTCCAATCTTATCCTTTAATTGAGATGCATTTTTCAACGCGTCCATTCCAACGGGAGTTTGCACTCCGGATTGAATAGCAACGGTTTGATATTCCTTCATTGCGCGCGTTAATTCGCGCATTGTTAAGCCTCCTCCGTTTACTCGGTCGTTAATTTCTTTTAACTTCGCGTCAAAAGAATCAAGTCCCGTCGATGCCGAGGCCGTTTTGCTTGTATCTTGTAAAGATTTATCAAGGCTTTTGACGGCCTTATCAAATGAATTGACATCATTTACCGAGTCTCCCGTGTCAACACGAAGAGAGAATACTGCTTCTTTTGTAGCCATAATTTATGATACTCTATTAATGGTTGCGATTACGCTTGGAGTTGCCGGATGGTCGGTCGTAGGTGCTTCATATTGCAATTGAATAGTTGAGGCCGATACTTGCCAAAAGATTTCAATATGGTCTCCAATGCCTAACTCAACAAACCAATTCCACGCTCCGACTTGATAAATAGTATTTGCATTTACATTTAATTTAGTATTCGAATTAGGAACATTCGTTCCGTTCTTTCGTAACCAAATGTCAATATGTTGACTTGTTCCTCCGGATGTTCTATATATTTGAGCCGAGAATTGAACATTATAAACTCCGGCTTGAGTCACGGTGATTTGAGTATTTGAAACAATCGAAACATTCTCAACAATATCCGTTGACCTTAACAACATAGCCGTCGGAGTGTTTGCCGTTGTCGTTTGTGTATTGTTATCGTGAAATGCTCCGGCCGGCAATGATGTGACTATTGATTCACGGAGGATTTTTCCCGAGATACTTTTGGATTCGAATACTCCAGGTGATATTGATTCAGCAACTTCGAATATATCTCGGTCTTGAATCTCCGATGTCTTTATTGTTAACTCGCTTATTTTTTTATTAGCCATAATTTTTTTATTTATTCAATGATTCTTAAATCGACTCCATTTTCATCCTCTCGAATCTCATCCGCTTCGGTGATTCGATAAAAACTATCAACGAATGGAGGCGGTGCCTCTCCTTCTCCTTGTATAATGCGAATCAGTTCGATGAGAGTTGAGTCTTCTTTACCGGAGTCGTAATCGTTTATCTTTTGCAAACGATATACAACGCCATCAATGTTGATTAAGTTTCTAAAATCAAGTGTATTGATTAATTGAGAGTCAATCATTGCGTATAATGAAACCATTTTTCCATAACGAGAGACAAGTTCTTGAATGAATCGATTATGATATCCGAGTAAATTATTATTCGTATAAATCGTTGCCGGATAATAAACTACTTTTGGAACTCCAAAATTAAAATCAAACTTCGGCTCGTCGATATCGTCAATATGACCGACATAAGGATAAGCTCCATAACCAATAAGTCCTCCTCCCTCGTCAACAAGATTCCATCTCCCTTCTCTCATTCGTCGTCCCTTTTGAACGATAAAAGACTTTCCTTTTTTCAATACTATTTGACTATTTCCAAACTCATCGAAATTCACTTGATATGCTTGAGGAATAATTAAATGAGTATGGAAAATCAAAGCCAATGGATGTTGACAAAAAGGCAATTTGAATAATGTGTCCTCGGTTGCGTATTGAGATTGCGACTCAATTAAGAATGAGCCATATTGCTCGGCATATTCGTTTTTATAACGAGTATTCCAATAGTCATCTTCTTGCTCAAAATTGAATATATAATTCTTTGCTGAAAAATTAATCGTCGGAGTGACTTTAATTTCTTTTTTCTTATCAACCAAATAAGTCCAATCTAAAGCGTTACCACTTGCGCCATAAAAATCAATCAACGGCTCAATTTCCAAAATGCTTGGATCGTTAACATTCGGCTTAATGTATAAATTAAAGGCTGTTATTATTCCCTTTAAAAATTGGTCGCAAGTCATATCCGGTAAAAAGACATTCAAGAAAATTGTTCCCCCTGGAGTGATTGATTGTTGAGATTTGATGACATCCAAATTCGCTCCCGTTTCAACTTGCAAATTCAAAGCGACTTGAGTATTCGATATTCCGAACAATTGAGGGAACGCTTCGAATACTATCTCAAAAGTCAACTCATCATTGATAAGCATATTTAAAGTACGATTATAATCAAAAGTAACACCGAACATTGAATCTCCCGTAACTGCATCAATTTTTCCCGAGTAAATTATATCCGTTGCAATCGCAATTCCATTTTTATAGACAATCAATTTTAAATTATAATCAACATAAGAAATCCCAACTTGAGACCAAGCAAAATTTAAATTGTGCTTTCCATAATAATGAATATTAAATAATCCTTGCGAGCTCGCTTTAATCTTTAAAGGAATATTCGTTACCACTTGCCCAATTGGGTCACTTGTCACATCAATATCAACATTATCATAAAGCGTCATCGTTGGGAATAAAGCAACTCCGTTTGATGCAAATGTATTGACGGCTTGAGCAATAATAAATCCTCCGGCATTGTTCTTTTCTTTGCCTTTGACTGAATCGTTTTCGGATTGTTCGGCCGAGATTGACGGCAATTGTCCTCCGTAAAATGCAACTAATAAACTTTTAAATAAATCGCTTTCAAAGAATCTTGATTTCCAACTTATTCCAGCATATTTAAATATCTTATCCAAGACCTCTCGAACATAAACTTGAGGAGGAATATTGTCCACTCCAAAAGTATCCGGAGAGGGACGGGAATATCCATAATCGATAAGTCCGTAATAATATCCGTAACCATTTCCAAGCATTGTCGGAACTCCGTTTAAATCAACATAGCCATTCCAATTCTCATCAAGTTTGCTTGCGATTAATGGATGGTTGTATTCATCAAAATTTAATTCGTTTACTTTTAATTTAGTAAGGCGAGCGACATAATCAATCATATCGGATACGAGAGTAATCTCAAAAGTCCAAACACCTCCAATCAATTTACATTCCATCAATTGAGCGATGCCGTTAAATTCAAGCAATCCATTTTGATAGTAGCGAGCGACCGCCTTGATGCTTGGATCAAAGTCTACAAACTCCGAAACGACATCGGAAATCTTTTGAGTCGTAGTGACTAAAAAAACCGTGTTCATTAATTCGTGATTCCTTCGTGTTCCTGGAATTGTAATTGTTTTCGAATTGTTTCCTTTCCTTGAATTCAAGTCTCGAATATCCGAGATATTAAAGGTCAATGGAAATGGAAGGCTATCGTTTAAATCAACAAGCCTATCGTTTATGTAAAGTTCTCCGACCATTTAATTAAGTTGAGAATTGTAAGTATAAGTCTTTTGTAATTGAACGACTTCTTGAATCAAACCGTCCTTTCTCCGTTGCTTTAAATCATAGTTTGCATTCACTACATTAACCGGCTCAAAGTTACTGCCTTGCTCAAGGTAAACTTTTGGAGATTCGTATAATTCACGAACTAACCAATGTTGAACTTCCTCGGTAATCCAATCGGAGTTGAGCGTCATAATGTCCTCAGCTCGCTTTGAATAAGTAACCTTCTCACCTTGGTATAATGGGAAAGTATAATTCGTTTCTTTCCAAACTCCTTTCTCTCTTTCATATACGCCACCGGTTACGGCTGTTGATTCGGTTGATACAAGTGTAAAAGTGAATGCATCCCAAACTCCAAACTTATTCAACCAATGGAGACGATGTGTCTCGTATCGATGACATTCAGTATCAAGATAAATCCTAAAGAATTCACTTGCTCCATTATAAAGACCCGACCCCATTGCTCGGCAAGATACTTCATAATAGAATGAATTTTGAAAGTCAACCAATGTAATGGATGTATTCGCAATAATCGTTTGCGGAGAGGCATCAACTACAATCACCTTTCCAAGTGTCAATCCAACTGCATCACTTGAGACAAGCGTACCGGTTGCATCATATAAACGAATACGAACATCGACCGATGTGTCATCGGTTATGAATCCAAGGAATGTATTTTCATAAAGTCCACAAAAGAACTTGCGACTCCTTGGCCACGATGTCAAGAATAAAACTCCTGGCGCTAATGGATTGGTTGTTGAAACATTATATTCCTCGTAATCCCAAAAAATAAATTCGGGATGTCTCAACGCTCCATTGAATACAAATGATGTGACACTTGATGCGCTATCAACCGGAACTGCGGGGTCACCATACTTCTCATAAACTACAATCGATGCGTTGATAACAGCCTCGGAATAATTCGTCGTTAATGTTCCGTCAACCAATAGCGAACTCATTAAGTAACTTCGAATCGATTCGCTTGCATTGAACTTCGCCAAGATATTAAATTGAGGGAATACTTGATGAGTCGAATGGAGATTTCCGGCCAAGTATAATTCAACAATAAATGAGAAATTAACTTGACCGGTTTGGTCGGAGTCAAATGTCCATACAACGGGATTCGTTGACGGAGTAAATTTTTGAGGATTTTGATAAATTGTTATTGCCATTGTTTCGTTTCTTTTTCAAAATTAATCGTGAACATTAAACCGGTCACTTCGGCCAAATCTCGAGCAATTGCGTCGAGGGTCTTTTCGGAAAGAACATTCTCAATTATATTCTTTGGAGCAATTCCGTGTTGCTTAATCGATGAGGCAACAGCGTACGCGTGCGACATATCAAATCCTTTCCATTCTTGAATCGCCTTCGCCATCCTCGGAGAAACTCCCGGATATTTAAAACTAAACGAACTCCCGTGATTCGTAGTTCCAACTGCATTGACTCCCTCGTCTTGGAATTTAAAATAGTCATCTGCCTGGATCTCAAATGTCAATGCTCCATTAGGAACATATACAACGCTTGATGCAAGTCCTCCCGTATTACTTACATTCGTTTTAATGTAATCCCTTAAATCGGCCGTGACTTTATTTCCAACATCAAGGAGAAACTTCTCATAAACATTTTGAGGCTGTTGAGCCTCGCTTGTTGAGATTCCAAAAGTGTCAAGAAAATCAAAGTCATTAGCCATTTAATAAGATGCGCTTTTGTTCGTTCATTAGTTTAAGATAGTTCATCCAAAACAAACTCTTTACATATGGTTGTCTTGTAATCTCTTCCAAACTCTTTCCCATCTCTTTGGATAGTTGATGGATAATAGTCGTCCAAATAAACCACTCGGAGTCTTTAATTGCGCTTCCATTTCCATCGCTTTCATCTTCATCCTCAATGTTTGAATCCCCAATATAGCGAGACTCCGCGTCTCGTAATCGCGCAAAAAAAAACCAAAGAAATTCAAGAACTCCTCTCCCGGAAAACTCTCCTTAAATATTTTCATTCGTTCATTTGTTGGATTGAGAACTCGACCGCGTTCGTCTTCGTGACAATAATCTTTCCCCTCCTCAATGTAGCAAATCGCCAATGATTGAGATGGATTTTCCGATATGTCTTCGATGAGTTTCAAGTCAATGATTTGACCCGTTGAGATGAATCGAAAGTCCTTCTCAAATATATAAGTGACCCCGTCAATCTTTACCTTTCCGGATGGCTCTTTGTATTCGTAACTTGAGAACATATCAATCAATGAACGGGATGCATCTTGGATGTCATCAACATTCCCCTTCTTAATCTTGCTAATCGGAACTCCCGAAAAGATGGAAAGCAATTGACATTGGAATTCAAGCAATCGAACAATTCCGTCATCCTTGCGATTCTTAATCGCCTCGGAGATGAGTAACCATTTAGCCAATTGCTCCGGCTTGCAATCGTCAAGCCTTGTCGGTAGTGTTATGTTTATCATTGTTATATTTATTTGCTATTGAATAAGCGTGTTCCAGCATTGCGAGATGACGATGGAAACTCATCCTATCATTGAAAACAATTCGGACAACCGTCCCCGTCTTCTCTTTGATATATGCCTCAACAATTCTCATCTTTAAATCCATCATAATCGTATCACATTATAAACTCCTCTCTTCTTATAATTCTTTAGACTATGATAAGCCAAGGCCAAAGATATCACTCCGTCGTCGTGTAATCCACTTGGTGCGCTATATTGAACGCTCCTCGTATTCGGATTGTAAATATAAGTAAAAGATTCGAGTTCATCAACGAGCCAGGTTTCATTTATTATCTTGATTGCTCTTTGTTCGAATGCAATGGCTAAGTCCTCAATGATGACCGGCTTCGACTTGCTTGTCGTAGTGAATGGATGAATCAACGAACGGCATCTTTCTCGGAGCATCTCAAAGAAGACATCCCCTTGATTGTTCACCTCGACCAATGTCACGGCATTAAACTTCTTTATTTGCTCGGCAACCTTATCAATGATGCGACTCCATTCATCGTGCCTCCATCTCTCGATGTGAATCATTTGACCCTTGTCGTTGAGGATGGTTAAAACTGAATAGTCATCGGCTCGTCCGATATCGAGACCGGCATATGCTTTGGATGTTCGTTCCCCTTGACCGATACATTCACGAACGGCCTTGAATAATCCCGAGGCATTGTCCACAAACTCGGCGAGATATTCTTGTCTAAAGATATGCTCCGGGAGTGAACGCTTTCGTTCGTCCAATTCCCTTGAGTCAATCATTGGATTGTCATATGATGTGAAATGAAAGTAACAATATCGCTCGTCATAGTTCGGCATCATACAAAGCCGATGAAAATGATTCTTGCCTTTTGGAGTTGAGATGAATATCACCTTCTTTCCTTTGACCATTGTCGTAGCCGAGAGAACTTCATCCCATAACTCGGGACGAGTGAACGCCATCTCATCGATGACCATATAGTCGAATGTATTCCCTCGAATATTATCCGGACGCTCTCCCGAAAAGAATTCAATCGTTGAGCCAAATCCCGAGATAATTAAATCGGATTTATTAAATTCAAATAGGCCGGATTTCGCCACGGCTTTCTCGAGCTCGGCAAAAACTTTCTTTCCTTGTTTATAAACCGGAGTGATCCAGGCGATTTTACATCCTTTGGAATTGATTGCCCAATACAATAGTTGATTAATGCCGAGCATCGTTTTCCCGAATTGGCGACCGATGTTTAAAACAAAATACTTCTCACTTCCGTAATTGATTGCGTCGTGAATTACTCTTTGATTATCGTGAGGCTTGTATCCTTTTACGAGACTCATTCAAAATCGAACTTGTCAACCGTTCTCGTCTCAACTTGTTGTCGGTCGTGCATCCCTAAACGATTCTTTGCGTAGAAAATTCCCTTGCCTTCATTGGCTACGATGTCGGATGCAAGGCCTTTGAAAAGTTCGTCTATTCTTTTTATAGTGTCCGATTTTAGTTTATCTTCTCCATTCAACCAAGCGTACCAAGTCGAAGGAACAAATCCTTTCTCCTCTCGAATAATAGGAATCCATATCCTTAAAAAATAGTCAATTGTAGGGATGTGCCTATCTTGGACAAGAACAATTTCTCCCTTATTGGTTACTTGCTCCTTTTGATGGGCGCAACATTCTTTAATATAAATTAATGCTAATTGTTCCAGATTAAGAACGAACTCGTCGGAATAGGCCATAGTTTTCTTTTATTATATTTATTTGTTCGAAAATAGTTTCCCTATATTACCAAGTTCATTAATTACATCCTTATTATTATCATAGTGCAAAGTAATTCCAAGTTCTTTAATCTTCTCAACTTTTGCCTTATTGCTACCGGTTGCAATGATATGACTTGCATCAATTCCATTGATTGAGATTCCGGCCTTCTTGGATCTCGCAGTAATAATATAAACATTTGCTCCCTTGTCAATATATGATTGAACAAGTTCCTTTCCTTTTTTTGTGCTTGCCGTCCCATCCCAATCGAACGAAACTTTTTGAGGCGCAAATTGAGTAATGCAAACAGCATACCTTTGAACTTCGTCGGAGTATTCGGCTTTCATTATTTCATTATCCATACATCGAGATACAAAATCGTTCTCGGATTCGTTTTGGTTTGGAGTTGGTATCATTTGAGTAAGTTTATTAAATCATTCTTAGTTGTATTTCGAGTGACTGCAATCCCTCTTTGTTTTGCCTCGGCTTTCATCTCGTTGAATGTCATCTCCTGAGATTGCTTGATTCCGACAAAATGGAACTTCTCTTTTTGCTCCATTCGTTTTACATTTAATTTATCAGCGCATATGCGAACGCAAGTAGAACAATCTTGATTGAGTTTTCCCCATCCGAACGATTCGTGCAAACGAGCCATTTCATCCTTTAGTTCTTTATTGAGATGCATTGACCTCATCCGTGAAAATTGGTCTAATTGAATCTCGAGGATTTTACTTAAATTCATACATCAAGATTAAGTCCGAAACTAAATAAGAAATGAAAGCCATCGGAATCATTCGAAAGTCAACGAATGAATAGATTGCAATTGCCGTCCAAAAGGACAAGCAAGATTGACAATTGAATGGTTTAATGTTCGGGAATATCCCGAGAGATTGACTCGCTCTCGCAAGGCCTATCGCTATAAATGAATAAATCATATTTGAATTGTTTAATTGTTTTGTGAATAGTGTCCAATGATAATCCGGTATTATCTTTTATCTCTCGATATGTCATCCCGTATAAATGCATCTTTGTAACTTCTTTGATAAATAATTCTTGGTCATTTGACGGCAACTTCTCAAGATAGTTCTCAAGTAAAATCTTGAATTCCGATTCCGGCAAGTCATCGTCGTTTGGTTTCGCTTGGTCAAATAGTTCAACGCCAGGGAAACGAAATTGTTTATTGAATTCAGAGTCTCTCCAATTGTATTGATTCCAACAAAATCGCGCGAACATTTTCGGGAGAGATTCCTCATCCAATTCATATTTGTAAAGTAATAAATAAATGTGAGAGACGAGGTCACGATAAAGAGGATTACCACCGGTGACCCTCTTTGCAATATCGTACGCCTCTCGTTCCCAAAATTTCATTCGCCTAAGTTAAGAAAAAATTAAACCATTTGACAAAAAATTCTTGACCGACCTTTTTTTTATTAACAAATCGATGCATCATTGCATATGATACGCCAATATCCTCGGCCAAGTGTTTCATCTTATAACGCTTGTTTAATTTATCCGTTGTCATCTTGAGCATAAAATCGGTTAAATTTTCGCCATCAGAAAGGTAAATCGTCATTGACTTCATCGGATATCGGTTTTAAATTAGTTAATGAAATTGACCAAGCCTCCAGAGTATTAAAATATTTCAACTCTCCGGATGGCGATGTCCATTCACGGCCTCTCAAATTATAAGATACTGCGACTCCGTCGCCAATCTTTAAATTGTTTACAAGGTCACATTTATCATTGACCAACTGAAAAGAAATCAATTGAGGATATTTGTCGTCAAGTGATGACACTACGAATTCCCTCTTTGAGAATTTCTCGCTAATTGTTTGTTTTTCGCCAATCATTTTGATTGTACCTTCGAACTTGTCATTCATATTTGTTTGGATTTATAGATTTCATAAAAGTAAGCGATTGTCCACATCCATCCCCATACGAGAGACGGTGCGAATATTATTGAAAGTAGTATAATCATTGTTTGTCGTTTAATTCATTAATATATTGAGAATAATATTCCGATGCAAAGATACATTTATCTCGAATCATTTGTTCCTTTTCTAAGTCTCTCTCATAAATTACCGAGGTGATTCTCTTAACTGGATCGATATGGTCAACTCGATGAATTGACAAGTTCTCCCATTGATTCAATAACTCATCCTTTGTCGTTACCATACAAAAAGATAATTCAAATTGAGGTCTATCATAAAGCATCATATAACAGCGTCCTTGCCACTCATATTCGGAATCGTGCGCCTCGCTGGATATAGCCGGCCAAGTTTCGAGAGACCAAGATGTTTTGACATCGATAATCTTATCCTCGAGAAGGATGTCGCATTCACCCGTCAACCATTCATTATCCATTCGAATAGTATTCTTTTGATAGTTAGTGAATCGAACAAGATTAATCAAGTCGATTGAGTCTTGTTCTTGCTCTTTGCCTTTGTTTATGAACTTATTATCGAGCTCGGTATTATAACCAAAGAAATCCTCCTTTGCAATTTTACGAATGTAAGTTTTCGCTCCTTGAGATAATGTTTCTCCCTTTAATTTTGGAGTCGTCATTATTTTTCCGATTGACGATGGATGGAATTTCATAATTCTAAGGCTTTTAATTGTAAATCACTCAAAGAATAACTCGATGTCAATTGTTCGGCTGTATATTTTCCTTCCGATATTTTTATTAAAGCCTTTTCAAATCTTTCATTTGATAAAATTGGATTCGCTTTTGGAGATGCCGAGGCAACGATTCCATCGTCGTCAACGCTTTGCAAGGCGCAAAGTGATAATAATGTTCCTCTTCGATAATAGGTGACGGCTGAGAGCATCTTTTGAGGGTCAATAATGTTTGGTAATTGTAACCAAGACTCGACCATATCTCCGGATTCGATGTCAATTATTTGAGTGATGACCATTCCATCTTTAATCGGCTGTAAAAGGACTAATCCGTTCTCCCATAAAATTGGCTCAACAGCCTCAAGAAGAGCATTGATATCGGCATAAGGTTTTTTGAAATGAGGATTTGTCGCGTTCTTTGTGACCTTTCCGATTGATTGTTTTGCGAGATGCAGTTTTGCATAAATCCCGACTTGTTTCTTAACGACTTTCGTCGTCGTTGTTTTTGCATCCATTTCCATAGGTTTTAAAAGTTAATTTTATCAAAGATAATCAATTATTTTATATGTGAAACAAAATCGTCATAAAATTGTAAAAAAGTATCAAAATCTTTTGCGATGTAATAAGTCCCTCCGGATTTCTCAATCATTGATTGATAATTCTTTTGTGCATCGGATTGCTTATCCTTTCCAATTTTGACCTCAATTTTAACCGAGCGTCCTTGGATCGTTGCCGAGATATCTGCCGAGCCAGGCGTTCCCGTTCCTTTCGTCCATTGTCCTCCGATGACCTTTCCAATAGTATTCCGTTTCTCTCGATACACTCCCATCGTATTGATTCGCTCGGCTTGACATCCGGAATAGTTTAAAAATGAACAAATCGCTTTTGTCAATCCATTAGCCGTCTTATCGCTAAATGCTGTTAATGGTATCGTGTGAATCGGCATCGTTGAACGCTCCTTGAAATGATTCAATTCAAGTTCCTTGAGTCGCTTTTTGTTTTGAGTGTTCATATCAATTAAATTGAGGTATCTCTCCAAGCATTTTAAGATATTCAAGACTTGCTTTCATATCTCTTTTACTCAATAGTTTGGCCGTATCGTTTGCGAGTGATTTATGATTGATTACTCGTATCTTTTTGTAAGTAATTACATAGCGCTTTAATTCATCGCAAAGTTTTTTATGAATATCCGTTGATACCAAAAATTGATAATCTTTCATTTCATCCGTCATTTGACTCATCATTGAATCAAGAATATTTGTTCCTTTCATTATATTGATTTTTCGTTAAGTTCGTCCCAAATATCTCCTTCGATTTTTGGCTTATTATTGTCAACCAATTCAAAGAATCGGCCTCCGTGATTTCGGTCTTTTATTAATTCATATCCTTTGAATTTTGCAAACTCTCCAAGCCATTTAATAAAGCGTCGAGATTCCAAATCTTTCCAACCGTTTGTTTCGCTCTGGAATAGTTGCATCATTGCATTATTATAATGCCGAGCATTTACCGGAATATTTCCATCTTGAATAAAGTCAAAGAAATCTTTGCTTGTCGCTTGAATAAATCTCTTTGCATCGGCATTAATTGAAACGGCTTTCGTCAATCCAAATTGGAGGAACATTTGCAAATTCGAAATCATATAATTATCAAATTTATTCCAATCATTTGAATCCCATTGGTCAAATAATAATCGTCCATAAATATCCAAAGGAGAACGCTTTGCATTAAAATATTGAAAGAACTCGAGCTCGTGTCGTCGTCGGTCGTGGCTTGATCCAGAGCCAGATATCACATAATTTGTCGTTATTATAATCTTTGGAGAGCGTTCAAAAGGAATAAATATCTCATCCTTATTCTTTCGATTGACTGCAATTCCTTCCGAAACAATAGAAAACAATTGCTCAAAATCAAAGTTCTTTTTAACATCGTCAAAAGCCAAGACTTGAGAATCTAAATTTACTCTTTGATAAACAAAGTCGCCTCCCAATTTAAAGCCTTTGCCGTCAATTTTAACGACTCTTCTAAGGTTACCGATAGCCGTAAGCATTAAAGATTTTCCCGAGCCTCCATTTGCATTGTCATTAATTTCTTGGTCATTGAATATGATTGCCTTTTGGTCGGTTTTGTCTTTAAATGTATGGATAAGATATCCAAGCGTTGATTCAAGCGCTGTAATTCGTTCGGGATTCTCGGCCGAAACTTTTGATACCAGGTCTTGAAAATCATTCTCAAATGAATCAAGCCTAACAAAGTCTCGGTTTATTATTTGATTTTCCCAAATATAGCCATCAACATCAATATATTTAAGTAAATCAATGTCATTCTTTGAAACCTTAACGACAACCTCCTTAAATGGGAGATAAGCCGAGTCCTTTGTATCTTGTAGCATCTTTAAATTAATTGAGTCAATCATATTCAAATGATTCTCATTGAAAAGATAAGGAGATTTTGAGCAATAATTCCAAACGGATATCTCTCCTCGACTTATAAGATACTGCAAAACAAAATCCTTAATTTGTTCGGCCGATGACAAGCGAACTTTGTTCTCCCTAACTCGGACAAAAGTTGGTCGTTCGGCTTGCTCCGGATAATACTTATTAAATCCGTGCTTGACTAAAAACTCGGCATATTTTAACGGCTCGATTGATATGTTTTCTCCTCCGTTTTTCTTTTGTTCAATCGTCCAAAAAATATCCTCACTTGAATCAACCTCAATTTTTATGTCGTCAATAATATCGTCCTCAACATTTAGTTGTTTCTTAATGTCTCTCGGATTGACTCCTTGTTTTAGTTTTAATTTTACCTTTGAAACGAGCTCGTTGTCTTCAAAGTATTTTATTCCAGCGGTCGCCTTCTTATAAGCGCTTTTAATCGTGGTAACTAATTCCGATTGAGTGAAATCTTTGGACACAAATCGGCTCAAATAATATTCGGCCGTATCTTTTGAAATTGAATACTCACAAAAGCAAGCCGATACTTTAAAGATATATTGATTTCGACTCCCTTCAATAAATGAACATCCAAAATCAAACTTCATTATCCTATCGATTATTTTATCCTCGTCGTTCAATATACAAGTCGGAGTTTTTTCGTGAAATTCAAATCCCTTTTCTTGCTCAATTCCTTGGAACTCGTCACAAAATTCATTCAAGTAAGCGCCTGGATCGTAAGACTCAAAACAAACTCTCGACACATTACAAGATGACTTGTCAAAGTAATCACTTTGGAGGTACTTTTCGAATGCTTGGAATCTTCTTTTATGTTCCGACTTTGTACTCTTTGGAATTCTAATAACAACCTTTAATCCCTTTCCTCCAGGAGAGGTGAATACAAGCATAACAAACGGACATTCTATTAATTTTTGCCGTTCATTGGCCATTGTCACGGCATCCGGATAATCGTCGAAATCAAGAACGCAAAGTCCGGAATGCTCAACAAGTCCATTGTCATTCCTTTCGGAAAATATTCCATTGAACATTATTGCAAGGAGTGAATTTTTTAATTGTCGATGCTCCTCGGATGACTCATCCATTTGACGAAGGGAAAGAATCTTTGTGTTAAGTTCGGAATAACCGTTCTTTATTCTTTCATATACATCGATAATCGTCATCGTGTATGGAGTATCTTTTGAATTAAAGAGACTTTTAAAAACTGATAATTTAGGTATTGACATTTTCATAGGTTAAAAAAAGCCACGGCCTTTCCCGGATGCAGTCGGTACTCGGCCAATGGCTTAAATTTTTTTTTATACTGCATCATATATTGACAAATATAGTATTAAATTTCATTCATAAAACATTTAAATAAAAATAATTTAAAAGCGTGACGATGCGTGACGATGTTAAATTTTATCGTCACGGCTATAAACTAATATGGGATTGACTTTCCGAGATAGCGTGACGATGTGACGATAAAAATAAAAAAAAATTCAAAAAAAAACACATTTATATATTTTAACGCAAAATATAATAAAAAATTTATCGTCATCGTCACGCTTTTACCTTATACCTTTATTGCTATTGACTTTTATGCCGTGACGATGTTTTTTTTATCGTCACGCTTTGCCCTGGATCGTCACGGAATAAAAAAAGCCTCCCAATTACGAGAGGCTCTTCTACCTTAAACACTATGAAAGGCCAAATATAAGTAAATTTAATCAATAAACAAACTCATCAATTTTATTTTTTAGTTCATTCAATTGTTTAATTGTTTTGACTTTCAATATTTCTTGTTTTAATGTGTTTTTAATTGGAGGCATTTCCATCAAGTCGATTGTATAATCAATATATTGTTCGTCCTTGATTTTTGTCCAATATTTATGGCTTGAAATGTAATGAATGATTGATGAGTGATGACGATTTAAAATCTCTCCAATTTCTTTGAGCATTAATCCCTCTCGTCTCAATAAATTAGCAATGTAAAACCTTCGATAAACTTTCTCTCGTTGTCGGTTTGGAATGTGCAATCCCTCTTTCAATATTATCTCTTTTATTTCGTCTATTCTTGTCATTTGATTAGTTGTTTTAAAATATTATAAAGTACATTTACCACGATTGAATTACCGGCTTGTTTATATGCTTGCGAATCACTTACTCGCCAAGTGAATGAATCTGGAAAGTCCATCAATCGAAAGCATTCTCGAGGAGTTAATCGACGGATTTTAAATCCATCCCATAATCTCGTCGTATTATGATGAGGCTCGCTTAATGTCGGAGCGTTGTCGTGTACTTTTCGATTATATGTATCGATTGCCTTGACCTCTCCGTTTGGTAAATCATTTTTTTGTATTGTTTCATTTAATCTTTTATTATCATACAAAATATTATGACTGCGGTCTCCTCCTAAATTTGACATAAGCGCTGGAATCAATCCATTTGAATCATAAATCCTATTTTGTTGATATGGTTGTTTCCCTCCACTCTCTTTGCTTGGATTTATTTGAACGACTCCTTGTATTGAGCTCGAGTCAATTGTTTGCGCAATTTGATTCCCGACTCGTCCTCTTCTTGTTTGAGATCCAGGATGAGAAAGAGATATTGAATCTCCAAAAGTTGCGCTTTCATATCCTTTCAAAGTTGCTGAATTTACTTTTAAATATTGCAAATCCGAACTTTGTTTTGAATAATTTGATGTAATTGTATTGACATTTTGAGTGTCTTCATTAATAAATTCTTTGCTCCTTTCGTGATTTATTAAATGGGAGAACATCTTCTCACTCAAAAAATATTTATCTTGGACATTATCCTCAAGAACATCTTTCAATTTTTTAGTCAAATATTCGGCTTTAGGAAATTGGAAATGATTATCCTCGTCATCTCGGATTCCAATCAAGAAAACTCGCTCTCTATTTTGAGGAACTCCAAAATCTTTTGAATTTAAAACCTTCCAATATAAATGATAATTAAGGGAACCGTCATAAGGGAATAAAATTGGTAATCCATTAACCGACTTTCCTCCCAATAAATTTATCCATTCATTAAAAGTTTTTCCATTGTCATCGGAAAGCAATCCTTTGACATTCTCAAAGATAAAATATCTCGGTTTGTTTACTTGAATAAATTCGTGAGAATTAAAAAATAAGATTCCTCGTTTATCTTCTTTGCCCAATCTCTTTCCAGCTAAGGAGAAAGATTGACAAGGAGGAGAGGTCATATATATATCAAGTGATTCTTTTGGAATCTCTCGGTCATATACATTCATAGGAAAGTAACCTGGCTCGCCATAATTATAAACAAAAGTATCTCTCGCATATTTATCCATATCGCAAGCAAAAATCGTTTGATAATTTATTCCTAATCTTTTTAATGCTTGGTCGAATGCTCCGACTCCACTAAAATCGCTCCCTACTTTCATTGGATAATTATTTTAAAAGTTCCCCGATAGTGATTGCCGTCTCCGTGCAATTGGCGTTGTTTCCAAAGAGCCAAGTTGCGAGATGGAAAGTAATGAGTCTCGATTACATTTCCCTCAATTGAGTAAGTTAATTTAAATGATTTCATCTCCGTTTGTTTTTTGCTGTAAAATATCAAATCCATATACCAAGAAAAAAGAGTCAAAGTGTCTCATTATTGTATTCTTATTATAAGCGAATAATTCTTTACATCGGTTAATATACCATTCTCGAAAGTTAAGGTATTGCTTTAAAGTTAAATTTCCATTCATATCAGCAAATAACCATTGTTGCGTTATTGCCTCATTATTGAATTCTCTCCGTTGTTCAATTTTGTTTGTCATCGTCTTGTTTTTTAGGATTTAAATAATCGTCTTGAGCCTCTAAATAGGCAAGGTATAAATCAAGGTCAAAACTTCCTCCTTTGTCGTCTTGAGAGGATTGATTTCGCCACCACATCATTTTTCTTTTGATGCTGAATGTTGTCGGTATAAATATATTTTCCATAGTTTAATTATTTTTGTTATTAAATGATTCAACTCTAAATGGGTCAATTTCAAATGCAATAAAATTTCTATTTAATTCCTTGCAAACATCCCCAACTATTCCACTACCAAAAAAAGGGTCTAATACGAGACCATTTTCGGGACAAAAACACTTTATTAAAATATTAATTAAATCTTTTGGCTTTTGTGGTATTTTTCCCGTATGCGGTTTGTTAAAATGATAATGGTCTCTTATCCAAGTTCCTTCATTTGACTTTTCAAATTCTCTTCCTTCCGCTTTATAATCTCCAAAAACTTTAGTATTTCGTTTCATTGATTTTGTTGATTGATTATAATCTAATCCAGTTCGAACATTAATATAAAAATCTTTAGTTAATGTTAACCAAAATATTTTTTGAAAAGAAACGAGAGGCATTCGATTGCTTACCCAAGCGCCACCATTTGAAAAACTCCAAATGATTTCCCTTCTAAATATTGGATTAACTTCATTTCTTAATTCATAATCAAAAGGTTGTTTTGTAAAGCAAATAATATTTCCCGTTAATTTTGTTACCCTTACCGCTTGACAAATTAAACCATCTAAGCAAAGTTTGTCCCAATCTTGATAGTCTGGGTCTAAAATTGTCAAATCGATACTATGGTCGTCTAAATCGCAAATTAAATCCATTGCGTCTCCTTGTTTTAATCCATAATTTTCCATCTTAATAAAATAATTGGTCGTTTTGAAAATCTCTTTCGTCATCAATAAATGATTCAAAGCCAAAGTCGTTTGGATCTTCCAAGATATGGTCTTGAATATATTCAACCATCTCTCTCACCTCGGCAACGCTTGGATAAAAATAATGCTTTATTCCATTAATTATTTGGTAACTATCAACGAGCTCAACTTCAATCTCGATGTTTCCTTCATAATCCCATCGGCCAAAGCGCCAATCAAAATTGGCTATAAATTGAACTCCTCCATCCTCGTCGGTATACCATACCTCGCAAGTGTTATTTGTAAATTCGTACTCTTTCATCTTTTAAAGTTTTGCAGTTAGTAAATCGTATCGTTCTTGTAATCTTTTAATTGCTCTCATTTCGGCTCTTATGTTTTCCTCGGAATAATAAGGAATTAATCCTTGCTCGTTGTTCCTGGTATTGCTCCAAATCATTTCATTTAAAGTTCTTTCGCCTTCAATAATTAAATCAATAACCTTGATGCAAGCCTCGTGTCGTTCTTTTAAATCTTTCATATGTTTGCTAAATAAATAATAATTAATAATGCGCCTATCATTATAAGCATTCCCTTGCCTAAGTAGGCATCATCTTCGTTAGTTGGTGTAAAGTAATCGATTAGTTTTTTCATAGCGTTTAAATTAAATTGTTAATTGTTTTCCCGTTTTGAGATATTCAAAGATAATTCTTTTCCACATATGTCAATAACATTTAGCTAATTTATAATCATTTTAAATAAGGAATGTAGTAAAATCAAGCGCTTTAGTAAAAAAATAGGCGCAATTTATATTCATTCTAAATAAGAAAGTGCTAAATTTTTATGGTTATAGCCTTAAGTTTGCGTGAATTCTACTAAGTTTTTAAGGTTATATCCTTATTAAATTAGCCTTTTATAAGGCTATTCCCTGATAAAGTGTAATAATTAGTGAGTCTATTCCCTATAATGTGTCATATAATTTACAAAAAGTAGCTATTATGCTATTCATAAGTAGCATTATTGATTGGTTTTGGCTAATATATTAAGCATTATTCTGGAAAAATTCTTGCAGTTCGTGTATAGATAGTGGAAAAATTTATACATTAAGTACATTATATGCCGTTAATGATGGAAAATTCTAACAATTTACAGCAAACCTAATTTATTGTCATTTGTTTAGTCAAGATTTGTGACAAAAATGTCGCAAATATCTACTATATATGCGACAAAATTTAGATAAAACTTAGACGAGATTTATACGAGGTGAATCTTCTAATATGTAAAGCCGATAAGTCTTTTATTGTAAATAATGTCAAGTTTTTTAATCGGTTTACTTGACTTAAAAAATATGAGTGAGCCTCGCGACTTGTCCGAACTCCTTATGATGGATAAATCCCTCAACAGCCTTTATTGAAAGATAGCCGTTTCGGTGATGCCAGGAGTCCGTACCCGATGGTGAACGCAACGATTCAATATTCACTCCGATTATATCTTTCGAAGATTTGTGATGGATGTGATGAGTATAAATATATCGATGCTTTGACTCGCTCCATTTCTTTGGAAATTCGTGCGCCATCAACAAAGGTAAGTCTTGCATTTTTGCTCCGTCTCCGTGTGTAGTTCCAATTAAGTTCTTTCCGTATAGAAATCCTTTGCGATGAGCAATCGAACAATCGAAAGTAATATTCTTTGAATCTTTAAACCAAGTTTGAATAACATCGGCCAAGAAAAATCCCGACATATAATCGTGATTAGATGGATTGAAAGTGAAATGAATATCGGCTATCGGCAAAAGCATCTCAAGAATCTCAACATATAATTTTTTAGCCGTTAAGAAATTTGAATACCACATCCCGTCCGTATCTTGAGGAGTTCCACTTGTAGTGCATCGCTTGGGTGAGTCGATGTGGAGAATATCATTTCCTCCGATAAAAAGAATCTTATCAATGTTGAATCCGGACGACTTGTCGAGAATTCCTTGCACTCCTTCTCGAACTCTTTGAACTGCAATTTGTGAATTATAATCCTCTCCAACTTCAAACGATTCACAAAGTTTTCCGATATGTATATCGGCTGGATCAATAACTAATAAATGAGAATCTTTACTTTGCGTTCTTGTTATTATTGGATAAATGGGAGAATGATTCGCCAAGTCGTCAAGAATAGATTTCTTAATTGAATCCATTTGCTCGATTGAATTGTCTTTAAAGTTTGGATTTTTAAAGAATAGACTTGTCGCCTTTGTTTTAAGCCATCCGTGTTTAACATCCTTCTCATTAAGTCCTATTTCGTCGGATGCTTTTTTGATTGCTCTATATTGATTTACAATTTCGAACTCCTCCTCGGTGATTCTTGGTCGCATTTTATCCATAGCCTATATATTTTTGCTAAATATAAGCCTATTTATTGAAAGGATTATATAATTTGTCAAGTATTCTCAAAGCAAAATTCAAAACGAATCCAACTAAAAGACCCCAAAAGAACAAACGCCAATTTGTTTTGGCCTTTTCTTGCTTGCCGTCCTTGTATATATACTTGTATTTTAATACATCTTGCTTGAGAACTTTTGTCTTGTATCGATATTCGATTTTAGTCTCCCATTTTGTTTTGGGAATATAAATATTGGCGTATTTTATTATAGTGTCGCGTTGCGTTATTATTTTTTCCCAATATATTCGACCATCAATCACAACCGGAATAGAGTCAATCGTATTTATTCTAATTGTATCCGTGCTTTGTATCAATTCAAGGCCATTTTTCACGGCTTTTTTATAATGCCAAACGGCGCGCCTTGAGTGACTGCATCCCCAAATCAATATGATTATACTAATTATCGATAATAGTCTTTTAAATGTCATAAAAACAATGTTTAAAATCATTTAACCTATTGAGCCATCCTTTCAAAAATACTGAATTCTTTCCCTTGGATATTGCTCGGAAAAATTTCTCTCGTTCTTGGAACATAATCGCCAATAATTCCCTTGAATTTAATGAGTTGATTGCCGTGATTGTTTGCATTCCAATAATGCCGTCAATAGTCACCTTGATTCCACAAGCATTCACGCTTTTTTGAACGGTTTTAATTGCTTGTAACGATCCAGACCCCCAAGCAATTTCCGTCATAAATATTGCGAGCGTAATATCGTTTATTTTATCTGCCTTAACTCCGTCCCAATAAGACTCCTTAAATATTTTAAACCAATCCTCCGAGCTCATCGCAAAGAATCGAGCGTCGTTTGTTTTTCCAAAAGTATGGACAAAAGAAGCGTAAGTAATTCCCGAATTTGTGTGATATCCGGAATGGCCGTTGAATGGAGTTGGGCAAGGATGAGCCGAGGCCGAGTCGCTGGAATGACGACTTAATCCTCCCTCCCATTTGCGAATCCAATGGACAAATTCATTAATCTTTGAGTTCATTTAAATTTGTTTTAATTTCCTTCGCACGCGCAAAGAGATTTTTCATTCCATCCCAAAGGCTGAAATTTTTTACTGCAATTATGTTCTCGTTTAATGACATCAATTCAATTGATATTAAAATCAATGCGACTATTTTTGTGAGCATTAATGGAACGGAGAAAAATTTGAGCATTATTTGATTTAATATAAAATTGTCTATTAAGTAAAATAAAATTAATGTGATTTGATAAAGCATCATTTTGGAAATTATGCTCGATAATTTTCGACTTGTTATTTTAATCTTTAATTTTCTTGATTTCCATATTCCCGAAATCGTATCCAGCGCAATACAAAAACCAACTAATAAAAACAATCCGGTAATCGGCAAAAAGAATGTCCAAATCAAAGCGAGTATTTTTGGAAAACTTGTCCGAACGGAGGCCAATAAAATGAACAATTGAATTTTCATTCCTCCGTATAATTATATTGATTGATAAGAATATAATTTAAATAAGCGAACAAAGTTAATCCTCCCATTTTTAAATAAATTATATCCGTGCAAAACATCGCTAATGATGTTGAATAACCAAACACAAAAAACAACACGCTCCAAATCTTTAAATGCTTCATTCTTATTATGTTTAATTGTTCTCAAAATCGTAATCGTCCATCGGTATTTTGCACCAATTCTCTTCGTCATAAATATTCATCGCAATATTCATCGTCCATCCGGCCGTTACATCGTGCGATTTGTTTACGAATGGTTGCGTTGAGAGATTGCCTTCAATATCCAAAAAGTCCTCAAATCTCCATTGCTTAAATATAGTGTGAATGTCCTTACAAATCGAAAGGCAATCCGAATGGATTTCATTTACTTGCTCGTATTCTTGCAAAGTGTACTTGTCGCAAATTGTAATCACGGCATTTACTTGGACGGAAAAATCAGCAATCGATCCAGGTTGCAAAGTGACAACCATTAAAGGATAAGAAACGGCATCTCGAGAAACAGCATCTAAAAAATCTCCAAAAAAGAAATCATTTATTTGACGATGCTCGGTTGCTATTATCTTGAATTCTCGCCTTAATTGGTTGAGTGTCCTTTCCATTCTTTAAAAATTTTTTTAGTTGTTCGATTTGCTTTTTGCTCGCTTTGAAATTCATATAACAAAATTGATTGGCGTATATCCGTTTCGGTCTCTCCTTACGGATTCATTACATTGACCCTCTAAGGTAGTAACATATTCCGGATATTCAACTCCATTGTCATCTCTCAAGAATCCAATTAATCTCTCCTTATAAAAATATGCATCCTTTCTCAATTGGTCTCTCAATGCGCTTGTCTCTCCATCCGTATTCGGTTGAATGTTTTCGTCTTGAACTCTTCCAACGGATTTATTTGTCAACTTCTCATTAAGCAAAAGCGCACATCGATAATCAACAAACGCGACAAGACAAGGAGTAATATAATCATTCATCAAAAGCAAAGTTTCCGGAGTCCAATCATTGTCCTCAACTCTTTGCAAAAGTGATTTAAATAAGTTCGTTCCAATTGATGCTTGAATATGCATATCTTGAGAGCGACGAATCGCCACGGCAAGGATTTTAGTATCCGTATTCGAATGTATTAATCCTAATTTCTTTAAATTTTCAACGCTTAATAAATAGTTGTTCATATTATTTTTGTTTAATGACGATTTGTTGCAACCATTCGTGACGACACCAAGGAGTTGTCACTTGAGTATTTGGATTCGTGTAATATCCTCCTTTGTAATTCCAAACATTTCGGTCAACTCTTGATGAAATTGAATTAATATCGTCGCGAGAATAAGACCTTCTTAAATCCATTAACTTTTGACAAAATGCTCTCGATTGAGTCAATGGCTCGGGAACATCCAAGCGAGTTCGGTAAGTATAACGAACTTCGAAATCCGAGATTTGAATCTCGATATCTTTGATTAAAGAATCTCCCAAATCAGTTAATTCTCCCTTTTTAATTAGTTCCCATTTTGACAATCTATTCATTGCCTCGGCTACCGATTGAATATTAACTTTTAATGCTTTAGATATTGCAACGGAATCCTCTCCGGATTGCACCATTTTAAGAACATTCTTATCAAAATCTTTCATCGTTAATTTAATCTCGCCAATGGTTGCGAATAATTGTTCTTGTCGAGCGAATACATCACTCGCCAAAGTATTCCACGCTATCGGTTTGGACGATAAAACAATATAATTATCTTGATTCTCTCCAAATTCTGAGAACACTCCAATCTCATCGATTGAAAATGTTTCGTGATTGCACATTGACAAGGCCGTTGTCGGTAATCCGACGATTCGTCGAGCCGTTGCATCGTCAATAGTTGGAAATGATGCGAGGATAATCGCAAGCGCTGAATCTTGAGTAATCATTCCGGCTTTTATTTGAGCCGTTACATCAACCAAAGATGCGATTTGAGATCCATTCAAAGCCGATTTTGATACATCCGTTGTCGGAGCAAGTGTCGGGTCGGTTGCCGTTGTCGGAGTCGATGTAATTGCCGGAGTATCGATTACTTGAGTCGATGTCAATGGTTGCACATCAACCAATTTAACCGAGCCAATATATCCACCGAGCTCGGCCATATAATTAAGCAACCATTCAATTCTCCTTTGTTTTGAGTTGACATAAGTCTTTTTAAATATCTCGAATAAATCGGACGATTCAGCCGAGTTGAAAGAGCCTTCGGATTTAACTCCAAAAAGGTTTGGCGCTGTAACGGAATGAGCAACTAAAATATTTTGTTGAACGGATACTTCCGTCACTTGATATCGTTTGTCAAGGTCATTACCATTCAAAGAAGATACTTCGGGTGCTAAATCTTTACCATCCGAGAAAGTAATAATAATCTCTCCGGCATCCTCAACGCTTTGAGTCCGTCCTTTGATTTCGCTTTTAATTCGGTTTAATTCCTCCGTTGTCTCGGGATATCCGGACGGCATATTTATAAGCGTCCCCGATTTAAATCCGTTTTGCAATTCGTACATATGGAATTTTGCAATATCAACATCCGTTTGGATTGCGGTAATCCCTCCGTAATAAGAAGGCTTTGCATAAACTCCCTTTTCTTTTCTTGATTTCTTTGATGGCTCTTTAACATATATAATGAATGACCCGGCTCGGCTATTCATATCAAGCGCTGGATACATTCGTAAATTTGTTTTTTCGGGAGATTGATTTTGAGCCGTCCAATCGTCCGAAAGATAATACATTCTTTCGTCCTCCGATGTTCTCATCTTATCAATCGCCACATTTTCCCACATCGCAACTCGAGTCCCTTCTCGATTCCAAGTTCCTTTTACTGCAAAACTTCCAAATAATTCTCCGTCAAATGCAAGCATCTCGGAAATTTCATTCATATTGAAATCAGAATATTTATTATCGATAAACGCTTGCATATCTCCCGAAACAATTTCGAGTCCACTTCCGGCAATGTAAAAACATTTTGTTTTAACGATACCTTGATGCCAGGCGCTCCCATTATATAAGTCAATTAAAAAGAAAGGATAATCATTCTTTCGTCCCCACTTTGTAAATCCGAGCGTTCGGTCGTTTTCCTCTTCCGGCTTTTGGAAATCTTTTCTAAATGAGAGTGATGTTACTTTGTTATTCATATATATTAAAGATTATTTCTTGTTCAAATTCATTTGATTCAACCGGTAAATCCAAAACTTTTGCGCGACCCGTTTCGACTAATCCGTCGGATAATAATGGGTCAAGATTTGTCGGAGATGTTTGTTGAAAAATATTATAAATATAGTCTCCATCATAATCAAAAATCACATCCACGCCATCAACAAGAATAAACTCGTCGTATCTTGGAATCCCATCGCTTATATTATCTAATATGCAATAATATTTTTGTTGACTTTGTTCGTGAATAAACTCAAATAGGTATACCGGATTCAATATCGTTGTTAATTCCGTCGTCGTTACCACTAAGTTCGTCGCTTGATTCTTGTTTATCCTTAGCATTCTTTTTAATTTTAGGTTGTTTCTCTTCGAATATTCCCGTTATTCCAAAAGCGACAAGCATTTTTTCTTGTCCCTCTTCAATTAGTATCCATCTTGACATCATTGTCGAGAATACTTTTGAGCCGATTAATTCTTTTCTTATTTTCATTGGTATAAATTTACAAAAAAAAAGGGAAGAGATTCAATTCTCCTCCCTTATTTCTAAAATTAAATTTTAATTATGGGATTTGCGCCAATAAAGTTGCGTAAACGGTTGGAGATACATCCGGAACTGAATCATTTTCCATTCCTTTCAATACGATTGTATGTCCTTTTCGGTCGCTTTTAACGACTCCGGATGTATATTCATTTGCATCGGCAACTTGAAGACCTTCTCCAAAGCCAAGACAAACGATTGTTCCATCAGCGTTCTCAACCAAACAAACAACTTCGTTTTGAGCCAATTGATGAATCTCCGCTCTTAACTCTTTCGTGTCGGATGCTAAAATCATAGTCAATTGCTCTTCGTACCAAAGTGTTCCGTTGTTCTTGTCAACTTTGATTGGTGCTGTATAACTTGAAAGATTGCTCTTCAATTTATATAAGTAAGTATCTCCCGAAACTGCAAGGGTAGTAATTTCATTTCCCGTCAATAATGGAGTACCCGTAATATTTCCTAAAGGGAATAAAAGAACGCTCTTAATACCACCTTTTCCGTTGGTGCAAGTTCGGTCATTGTATCCCATTGTTAAATCACAACTCATTTTTTTTATGTTTTAAAAAGGGAGCGAACTCCCTTTGATTTATATTAATTGATTTGATTAATCAGCAATCCAAACTCCAACTTGATCCAAGAAAGGAACTTGAACTCCAGCTCTAAATTTAGAGCGAAGATAAATAACATCGTCATCATAAGAATACCACATATCGTACGATTCGAAATCACTTGATAAATCAGTTCCAAAAATGAAATGAGATGCTCTTCCCGTGTAAATGTTTCCATTCCCGTTCAAACCATTCAATTTGATTACTCTCATATTTGTACCAGGTAAAAGCAACTCGTCCATTGTAGCGATATCGTTTACATTGAAAGCATAAAGATTCAAGTCAACTAAATTCTTAACAAGGAAATTAAAATTCTCTCTACTTGTAAAAGCAACGAAATCAACCGATTCAGCAACATTGCTTGGAGTGTTTACGAAAGCCTCATAAAAAGCCTCATAAGCATTACCCGAGTTGATTGTTCCCGTAGCCGATGTGTTCAATTGAACGCAACCATTTGCAACCGTTAAGAATGAAATAAATCCATTCATAAAAGCAAGATTTCCCGTACCCGTTGCCGTGTTACCTTTCCAAATTAAAGAATCTAATTCGTGAGCGTGTAACTTCAATAAATAATCTAATAATTGTTGTTCGAATGGGAGAGTCTTATCTTCAGCCATTGCTCCCGGACGCAATCCAAGTTGAGACCAAAATCCAGCAAGGTCTTTTTGACAAAATCTTTTCATATAACCGATAGTCGCAACTGCGATTTCTCTATCAGTAAAGATAGTATCTCCATCTGGAGTCATTGAACAATCTCCGGATTGGTAAACGATTGAATCATCCATTAATTTTAATGCTTCGCTTCCTTTGATTCCTTGTTGGATCGCGATGTACTGCAATGTTTTCGCTTCAGTAACCGAACGAACGATTAAGTCTTCACGCGTTTCATCAATGTAAGGCGCTAAAGCCGAAACATCATAGTCAAAATTTGACTTTACATATTTTTTTAAACTCATTTTTATTTGTTTTTATTATTTTTTAACCATAATTGTCGGGTTGTCAAGTTACCAACTTTAGAAAATTTCTCCTCTTCTTTTGTTTCATTAACGGGCATTGCTTTGAAGGTCTCGAATTCACCTTTCAATTCAGCGATTTGATTTGTTAATGTTTCATTTTGATTTGCAATTGCTCCCATCATTTCAGCAACACTCTCGAGGCTTGATGCGAATGATTCAAACTTTGCGTTTACGATTGCCTCAACCTCTTCGGCGGACATTTTCTCCTCAACGATTGGAGTCTCTTCCTCTTCGCTTGAGTTCGCTACGGCTCTCGTGTCTATGATGTCGGTGATAATACCATTTGCATCGACTACGATTGAAACGCCTTCCATATCTCCTCCTAAATTATGAGTCCCTTCCGGTGCTGGAATTGTTTCAGTTTCAGTCACAACGAAAACCGGCATTCCAATTTCCAATGAATCGAACTCAATAATTGTTCCATCCATCAAAGTTGCTTGTTCGAACTTATGAGCGCTCTTTGTGAACGACGCTTTCATTTCGGAAATCAAGTCAACTACTTTCTTAAAATTTTCAGTCATTTTTTTTTGTTTAATTATTATGTTTAATTGTTCGAAATTATTTTTTTGGCTCGTCCGGAGTCGTCGCAATTCCTCCTCCCATTTTATCCATTAATTCGTTCACTCTTTTTTGTTGAGTACGATTTAAACTTCTTGCATCTCTCTCAAGTCTTTTTAATAATTCTTGAAAACGCATTTCAAATTTTCTACGAGAGTCTTGTTGATTTTGACTAATGTCCATAATTTTTCTTTGATAATCTCTCATAAATTCGGATGATTTCATCATTGACTTTTCAAGATTTTTCAATTTTTTAACATCCGAATAAACGGAATTTGCTTCGTTCATTAGTCCAATAAAATCCACTTTTTTAACTTCTTTTCCCATTTTTTTAATTTTTAAAATTTTAAATTTTGACCCTCTACAAGGCCGATGTTTATTGAGTTTTTAATTATCTCCTTTTTTATGTATAATCTATCGTCAAGATATTAAAGTTTCTTAAATCGCATTAAAACGCTATTATAATGGATTTCAGTATTTTAACTCTTTTTAATTTTTACTTGTAATTTTTATCTTTTTATCGTTGCAAATAAGTCACTTAATAGGTCAAAAACTTGAGCCATTATTTCCTCTTCTTGAGTCGGATTTTTCTCAATCAAATTGAAAACTCCCTCAACTGAAAAGCCGTTAAAAGTTCCGTTTTTTGCTTGGTCGAAAATTGCCTTGTCGGTCACTTTGTATGATACGATCCAAGAACCGTCATTCGCATCTTTGAATCTTTCGGGTGCTGTAAATCCGTTTGCGTTGTCAATTTGATACGAGTGAATCATATAAATTCCTTCGACAACTTTATTCGGATTATGGTCAAGATTCACATTATTAAAATTGGAACGACGAGCATAATCGAAAATAATATCCTTGATGGCTTGCTTTGTGAATACGACATAATATTCCTCGCCCGAATCGTCTCGTCTATAAATTGGAGTATCCGATGAGATGGCTATGCCGGTTATAACTTGTTCCTCGGCATTGAATTCGTAAGCCATCTTCTCGGCAAATGTCATAAAGTCCTTTTCGTGAGCCGGCATCTTAACCAAAGAATTGAACGAGACGCTTGTTTCCGTGTCGTTTAAATCTATTTGAATCTCGTATATTGGTAAATCTTTTTGCATTGTTTATAATGTTTTTATGTTCGATTAAAATGATGACTTCTTTTCTTGTAAAGCCACTTTATTTTGAGTCGATGAGATGTCATTCTCAAGGACATAAACTTGGACGGGAGTCGTTGCGTTGTTTGTTTGATTCGTGCCAGGGAGACCGGTTGTCGATGTTCCCGAACTTCCAACCATAAAAGATGAGCCACTTGCTCCCGACGATACTCCTCCCGTTGATGTAGATGGTGCTTGAGGCATTGAGCCGGATTGATACTTGCTATTCTTAACGGCAAGCGCTTGAGTCAATCCAATAGCCGATGCCGATGCAATTGCAAGGATTCCCATTGGAGAAGGAGGAGGCCCAAATTCTGCAATACCTTTTGCGATTGCCGAGGCTGTATCTATTCCAATTTGAGCGAGCTTGATAGCTTTACTTCGATTGAATTGAGCTCGCTTAATTTTATCCTCCTCCTCATACGCCTTGATTTGAATCTTGTATTTTTGATTATTATAATCCTCCTCAATTGCTTTGCGTTGCTCGGACGACATTCCCTCAATACTTAACTCGGCTCTTTTATTCTCTTCTAATTTTGCAAGGTCTTCATCTCTTTGTTCATTGGTTGCAATTATCCGAGCGTTGCCGATTTCGTTCATTAAGTCATTCGCGACTTTTACTTGGTCGAGAACTTTTTGAGCCGTTGCAAGAGAATCGGTAAAACTTTTTAATTGTTCCTCTCTTGTTTTTCTTTCTTGCTCTTTTATTATGGCGTTCTTTTCTTTATTTAATTCAATTATTTTTTTATTATATTCATCCTCCAAAATTAATTGACCCGCCATAAACTCCTCCTCAGTAATTACGCCCTCTCCGAGCGCTTCACTTAACGCAATTGATTTCTCTTTTTGAATTTTTTCGTACGCGTTTAAATCCTCTTGATATTTTGAATTAACAATTGAATTAAACATTTCAAGTAATACCATTCTTTTTGCATCGGCCTCGGCTTGCTTTTGGTCTTTTGTATCTTGACCCGCTTTTTGAACGACAAGAATTGCGTCATTTAATTCAATTTCTTTTAAAGTTAATAACGCCTTTTCATCGGCCGATAATTTATTAATTGCGTTCGCGTTAATTATCGCCAAGTCGTCGCGGTATTGTTGTTCCGTCATTTTACCCTTTTTGAATTTTTCATCAAGAGCATCAACTTCCTTTTTTATTGAATTTTTTAATAACTCATCTTTAAAATCTCCAAATTGTTCGTTTAAATTGGCAACATTTCTCTCCGTGTCATCCTTAATATTTTTAATTTTAAGGTCTTCCAATTGTTCTCGAATTTGAATTTCTTTTGAAACCGAATCTTGTAAGTTTTTTAACAAATCCTCGCGCCTTTTTATTTCATCTTGTTTTCTTTTCTCTTGTTGTTGTTGATATTTCTCGGCTTGTTGTCTTCTTTTTTCCTCTTCTTTATCGTTATTCTCTTGGTCTTTTAATTTGAATTCAAGGCCTTTTATGTCAACCTCGTGGCGCAAAGTGTTTTGTCTTTGAATTGCTTTGGTATGGTTTTCATTCGCTTTCTTTAATTGCTCAAGAGTCGACATTTCATTATTTATAATTTTAGCATTCTTTTTTATTTTCTCATTTAATTGAGACCATTCAAATTTAACTCTTTCATTATAATTTTTTCTTTCCAATTTTAATAATTCCGAATCGCTTGCTCCTCTCAATTTTGCTTGTAATATTGATTGACTCCCTAATTGGTCAAGAATTCCCATTTCGTACTCTTGCATTTCGGTTAATCTTTCAACCGCATCGGCTTGCCTATCTATTGACGCAACGGCTTCATCGTTTGCGCCTTGAAATTCTAAATATGCTCCCACCAATGCCCCGACTAAAACAACCAACGCGCCAATTCCGGTTGATATTAAAGCAAGTCTAAAAATTTTCATTGCCCCGGACGCGAGACCCGTAGCAACCGCAACGCCACTTTGAGCCGTTGCAAGTCCAGCCGATGCGAGCGCTTGCGCGCTTGTTGTTGTGGCCGAACCCGTGTTAATAAAATTACCGATTTTAGTGACTGCATTTCTCAATTGAATTCCGAGAATTGCATCGGAGTTTAAATTCTTTGCGATTGTATTCACTGTATTGACAAGGCCTTGAGTCGCTTGCAATTTTACCATTGTTTGCACAAGAGCCTCATTCTCAACTCCCGCCAACGCCATAGCCGATTGAATCCCTTGGAATACGGCCGTACCCGTTTCAACTCCTGCAAGAGCCGTATCGAGTCCAACAAAATCGGATGACAAAGCGGTTGTTTGCGCCTTTAAATCTCCGATTTCATCCTTTAATTTTGAGGCATTTTTCAAGGCATCCATTCCAACGGGAGATTGAACTCCGGATTGAATAGCAACGGTTTGATAATCCTTCATCGCGCGCGTTAATTCGCGCATTGTTAAGCCTCCTCCGTTTACTCGGTCGTTAATTTCTTTTAACTTCGCGTCAAAAGAATCGAGTCCCGTCGATGCCGAGGCCGTTTTGCTTGTATCTTGTAAAGATTTATCAAGGCTTTTGACGGCCTTATCAAATGAATTGACATCATTTACCGAGTCTCCCGTGTCAACGCGTAGGGAGAATACTGCTTCTTTAGTAGCCATAATTAATGTATTCTATTAATGGTTGCGATTACGCTTGGAGTTGCTGGATGGTAGGTCGTAGGTGCTTCATATTGCAATTGAATGGTTGAGGCAGAAACATTCCAATATATTTCTATATGGTCTCCAATGCCTAACTCAACAAACCAATTCCACGCTCCGACATTATAAATAGCATTTGCATTTACATTTAATCTTGTATTCGAAGAGGGAACATCCGCTCCATTCTTGCGTAACCAAATGTCAATATGTTGACTTGTTCCTCCGGATGTTCTATATATTTGAGCCGAGAATTGAACATTATAAACTCCGGCTTGAGTAACGGTTATTTGAGTATTCGAAACAATAGAAACATTCTCAACAATATCCGTTGCTCTTAATAGCATAGCCGTTGGAGTGTTTGCCGTTGTCGTTTGTGTATTGTCATCGTGAAATGCTCCGGCCGGTAATGATGTAACTATTGATTCACGGAGGATTTTTCCCGAGATACTTTTGGATTCGAATACTCCCGGAGATATTGATTCAGCAACTTCGAATATATCTCTATCCTGGATCTCCGATGTCTTTATTGTTAAATCACTTATTTTTTTATTAGCCATAATTTTATTATTTATTCAATGATTCGTAAATCAACGCCATTTTCATCCTCTCGAATCTCATCGGCCTCGGTGATTCTATAAAAAGTCTCAACGAATGGAGGAGGCGCTTCTCCTTCTCCTTGTATAATGCGAATCAGTTCGATGAGAGTTGAGTCTTCTTTACCCGAGTCGTAATCGTTTATCTTTTGCAAACGATATACAACGCCATCAATGTTGATTAAGTTTCTAAAATCAAGTGTATTGATTAATTGAGAGTCAATCATTGCGTATAATGAAACCATTTTACCATATCGAGAGACAAGTTCTTGAATGAATCGATTATGGTATCCGAGTAAATTGTTATTCGTATAAATCGTTGCCGGATAATAAACTACTTTAGGCACTCCAAAATTAAAATCAAACTTCGGCTCGTCGATATCGTCTATATGACCAACATAAGGATATTGTCCATATCCAATAACTCCTCCTCCCTCATCAACAAGATTCCATCTCCCTTCTCTCATTCGTCGTCCCTTTTGAACAATAAAAGACTTTCCTTTTTTCAATACAATTTGACTATTTCCAAACTCATCGAAATTAACTTGATATGCTTGAGGAATAATTAAATGAGTATGAAAAATCAAAGCCAAAGGATGTTGACAAAAAGGCAATTTGAATAATGTGTCCTCGGTTGCGTATTGAGATTGCGACTCAATTAAGAAAGAGCCGTATTGTTCAGCATATTCGTTTTTGTATCTTGTATTCCAATAGTCATCTTCTTGCTCAAAATTGAATATGTAATTCTTTGCTGAAAAATTAATTGTCGGAGTGACTTTGATTTCTTTTTTCTTATCAACCAAATAAGTCCAATCTAAAGCGTTACCACTTGCGCCATAAAAATCAATCAACGGCTCAATCTCCAAAATGCTTGGATCGTTAACATTCGGCTTGATGTATAAATTAAAGGCTGTTATTATTCCCTTTAAAAATTGGTCGCAAGTCATATCCGGTAAAAACACATTTAAGAAAATTGTTCCCCCTGGTGTGATTGATTGTTGAGATTTGATGACATCCAAATTCGCTCCCGTTTCAACTTGCAAATTCAAAGCGACTTGAGTATTCGATATTCCGAACAATTGAGGGAACGCTTCGAATACTATCTCAAAAGTCAACTCATCATTGATAAGCATATTTAAAGTACGATTATAATCAAAAGTAACACCGAACATTGAATCTCCCGTAACTGCATCAATTTTTCCCGAGTAAATTATATCCGTTGCAATCGCAATTCCATTTTTATAGACAATCAATTTTAAATTATAATCAACATAAGAAATCCCAACTTGAGACCAAGCAAAATTTAAATTGTGCTTTCCATAATAATGAATATTAAATAATCCTTGCGAGCTCGCTTTAATCTTTAAAGGAGTATTCGTCACCACTTGACCGATTGGGTCACTCGTCACATCAATATCAACATTATCGTAAAGCGTCATTGTTGGGAATAAAGCAACTCCATTCGATGCAAATGTATTCACGGCTTGAGCAATAATAAATCCTCCGGCATTGTTCTTTTCTTTGCCTTTGACTGAATCGTTTTCGGATTGCTCGGCCGAGATGGATGGCAATTGACCTCCATAAAATGCAACCAATAAATTTTTGAATAACTCACTTTCAAAGAATCTTGATTTCCAACTTATTCCAGCATATTTAAACATCTTATCCAATACCTCTCGGACATAAACTTGAGGAGGAATATTATCCACTCCAAAAGTATCCGGAGAGGGACGGGAATATCCATAATCAATAAGGCCGTAATAATATCCGTAACCATTCCCAAGCATTGTCGGAACTCCGTTTAAATCAACATAGCCGTCCCAATTTTCTTGGAGTTTGCTTGCGATTAATGGATGGTTGTATTCATCGAAATTTAATTCGTTTACTTTTAATTTAGTAAGGCGAGCGACATAATCAATCATATCGGATACGAGAGTAATCTCAAAAGTCCAAACTCCTCCAATCAATTTACATTCCATCAATTGAGCGATGCCGTTAAATTCAAGCAATCCGTTTTGATAGTATCGAGCGACGGCTTTAATACTCGGGTCAAAATCCACGAACTCCGAAACGACATCGGAAATCTTTTGAGTCGTAGTTACTAAAAAAACCGAGTTCATTAATTCGTGATTCCTTCGGGTGCCAGGAATTGAAATCGTTTTCGAATTGTTTCCTTTCCTTGAATTCAAGTCTCGAATATCCGAGATATTAAAGGTCAATGGAAATGGAAGGCTATCGTTTAAATCGACAAGCCTATCGTTGATGTAAAGTTCTCCGACCATTTAATTAAGTTGAGAATTGTAAGTATATGTTTTTTGTAATTGAACGACTTCTTGAATCAATCCGTCCTTTCGTCGTTGCTTTAAATCATAGTTTGCGTTTACTACATTAACCGGCTCAAATGCATTCCCTTGCTCAAGGTAAACCTTTGGCGATTCGTATAATTCACGAACGAGCCAATGTTGAATCTCCTCCGTGATCCAATCGGAATTGAGTGTCATAATGTCCTCGGCTCTCTTTGAATAAGTAACCTTCTCACCTTGGTATAATGGGAAAGTATAATTCGTTTCTTTCCAAACTCCTCGCTCTCTTTCATATACGCCACCGGTTACGGCTGTTGATTCAGTAGAGACAAGTGTAAAAGTGAATGCATCCCATACGCCAAACTTATTCAACCAATGGAGACGATGAGTCTCGTATCGATGACATTCAGTATCAAGATAAATTCGGAACGATTCACTTGCTCCGTTATAAACTCCTCCTCCCGTTGCTCGGCAAGATACTTCATAATAAAATGAATTTTGAAAGTCAATCAATGTAATGGATGAATTCGCTATAATCGTTTGAGGTGATGCATCGACAACAATAACTTTTCCCAATGTCAATGGAATTGTTTCAGCAATAACAAGGACACCGGTTGAATTGTATAATCTTATTCGAACATCGACCGATGTGTCATCTGTTATAAATCCGAGGAATGTATTCTCGTAAAGTCCACAAAAGAACTTGCGACTTCTCGGCCACGATGTCAAGAACTTAACGCCTGGCGTCTCAAGATTATTGGTTGATACATTATAATCCTCGTAATTCCAAGCAATAAATTCGGGATGTCTTAATGCTCCATTGAATACAAATGATTCTCCCGTTGCCGTGCTTGATACCGGAACGGCTGGGTCGCCATATTTCTCATATACAATAATCGATGCATTGACAACGGCCTCAAAATAATTCGTCGTTAATGTTCCATCAACCAATAGCGAACTCATTAAATAACTTCGAATTGATTCGCTTGCATTGAACTTCGCCAAGATATTGAATTGAGGGAATACTTGATGAGTCGAATGTAAATCCCCTCTCAAATATAATTCAACAATAAACGAGAAATTAACTTGACCGGTTTGGTCGGAGTCAAATGTCCATACAACGGGATTCGTTGCCGGAGTAAATTTTTGAGGATTTTGATAAATTGTTATTGCCATTGTTTCGTATCTTTTTCAAAATTAATCGTGAACATTAAACCGGTCACTTCGGCCAAATCTCGAGCAATTGCATCGAGGGTCTTTTCGGAAAGAACATTCTCAATAATATTCTTTGGAGCAATTCCGTGTTGCTTAATCGATGAGGCAACAGCGTACGCGTGCGACATATCAAATCCTTTCCATTCTTGAATCGCCTTCGCCATCCTCG